ATCTCTAGTACCATGTCAGCTAGGTCAGTAGCTGTGACCTTTGATACATATAGTTCTCTGTATACTACTAGTTGTTCAGATCCTGGAACCATAGTAAACCAAAGAATACCAGTGTATGAACCATAACCATAATCACAAGCTCTAAAGTGAACCCAGTTAGAAGGTATCTCATAAGGCTCTACTACGTGTATGTTTCTATTAAACTCAGGAAAAGCTGCACCTTCGTTTATATCCCAATCACCTTCGAGCAGTTGTCTACGTTGATGTTCAGGTAACGACAGAAGATTGGCTTCGTATAAACCATCGTCTGATAGATAAGGGTTGTCGAAAAGGGTGGCAGGGATAAACTTACGTTTGAACAGAGGCTCACCCTCTCGACTGTGACCTTTAGGCCACTGTATCACTTCCCCATTTTCATCAGTAGCATGGAACGAGTTATTAGGCACTTGAGGATCAATAAACGTTCTTTTTACCCACTGATGGCCTGGACCGCCAGGGTTGCTAGTCGCTCTCATATACAGTGGCAAACCTGAAGCCCTTGTTGTACGGAGACGTGATCTCATATAATTCCATGCGTAAGGTGAAGGCCATTGTGTAAGTTCATCAAAGCCAATCCAGTTAAAGGCTTGACCTTGGTATCTCATAACGTCATCCTCTCTGTCGAGGTATGACATCCACAATGTAGCACCTGATGGAGCTACCCAAGTTTTATCTCTTTCCATAAACTTTATTCCAGGTATAGCTTTGGGATAAAGTTGTTTGCTTACTGATATAAGCTCTCTAAGCTCTTCTGTGCTCCTACGAACAAGTAGCATTCGTGCATTTGGATTCCCCAAGTACCGCACTGGGTCTGCAACCATCGCATAAGACTTACCACCACCTGCTGCTCCTCCATAAAGAACTTCTTGTTCTGTTGCTGCTAAAAAACTAGTCTGAGGTCCAGGGTTAGGCTCAAAGATAACTTCTCTAGCTTTTTCAAAGTCTATCTCTTCAGGCTTAGGTTGGGCTGGAACTAACTCTTTCTCTGTAACCGAGTCTTTGGGTTTCAAGCTTTTCCGCTTTTTGTAACGCTTCTTTGTACCTTTGGGCGAGGTAACGTTGAGTTGAAGCTTCGTTCTTACGTTGTTGCTCAATTTTTACCCTCTTGTATAATCCTACATGTGAAATGTATTTTCCAGATTGAGTACTGAGCCAAGCTGATACTTCTCTATAACTGTATTGCTTTATAAACTTCTTAGCTTTTTCAAACAACTCTAGTTCTTCTGGAATTGGTAGTAGTATATCACAGTCATCAGGGTCTTGTCTATACCCAAATGGTACATGTCTACCAACTCTTACAACAGGTTGCCACTCATATTCACCATCTACCTCTACAGGTTTGGGTAACTTCCAAGTTCTATTCGTCTTCATTAGCTTTCTGTGGTAATATAAATAGTGGATTAGCCGCAGATACTTCTACTTTTTCTGTCTTAATAAAACCACTGCGGTCTAAAACATCTTTTGCAGCTGCCATTTTTTCTTTATTACCTAAGTCTGTAGGATTGTTCATAACCTCAAACATTGAGTATGCAGCTTTTACAGCCGACGAAGAAATAAACTTCTTTGTAAGGTCTGCAATTTCTTCTGCTAAAGACTCTGCAATAGCTTTTGTAGCTACTCCATCTGCATAACCTGCAAGTTTTCTAGCTGTAACTAGATTACCTCCAGCTTCTTCAAACAGTACGTCTAAGAATTTCTGTTGTTTTTCTGTTAAGTTTCTTGCCATTATGCCACCATATAAATTATAAGTCCAAATATACCTAACCCTGCAGTTAAAAGCAAACCTGTTACGCCCCAAGTTATAATAGCTTCTTGTATCTCTGCTTTACGGTACTCTTGTTCTTTCTTTTGTTTACGTATTTTACCTTCAGTCGCTACAAGTTCATCCCAAGCAGATGGACCCATACTAAAACTAATCCAGTCTTTTAACTCTTGCCTCATAGACTCAGCTTTTCTTTTAGCCGTAAATATCTCTAGAGCTTCTGCTTCAACAGAACCCCCATTTAGTGCTTTCCACCAAGGAGGGTTCTTGTTTTTTTGTTCTAGGTAGGCTAGGTCACTCATACTACTAGCCCATTGGGTAAGTTGTCCTGACATATCTTGAAGATCTTTTCCGAACTGGAAACCTTTCTTCAACGCATTGAACGCTACGGTAGCTCCACCGATAATTGTTACTGGGTCCACGAGCCTCCTCCCAAAGTACTCCTAGTATCATTAAAGAACTTATTGCGTTCTTCAAAGGGCTTTACCTGTTAGTATAACCCTCTCTATATCATATCTACCAATACCTAAGTCTCGTAGTTCTCTGTCAGTCATTTGGTAAAGTTGCATTCTTGCAATCTTACGTCTAGCTGACTCTGTTCTTGCTTCTATTATTCTATTAAGTAATCTCTTAAACATTTTCTACTCCTATGTTAGCCCTATCTGGACAGGAGTAGTTATACTATATTCTACAGTAACTTACTACAAACAAAATTGCAAACCCGTTATGTCGGTTGGTAATGCTCCTCACCTGAAATAATTATATGAGCATCTGCACCTGACTCTTCAAACCCTACAATTTTATCTCCTGGAGATAGTGCAAGGTAGCTACCACCCTGTATTACCTCTTCAATACTATTACCTGCAAGACTGTGATCATCTACAATAAAATGATAAGTTGTAGTAGAAGCTTCGTACCATTGAAGGCTATACTTTTTAGTAGAGTTAGCTCCAATAGATACATGTATAAATTTAATAAGACTTATATAGTTGTTAGGGCAAGTGTATATAACATTACCACTAGCCCCACCTGCTGTAGCAGTGAGATCTTTAGCCGCTGAAAAGAATTTAGCATCTGCTAGTATAGTCACTATTTACCTTTTACTTTCTTAACTACCTTAGTAGTCCAAGCTTCATTTACATCGGGAGTAGAAGGATCGTCTCCAACTAGTTGACCCTTGTCATTACGAGCACGTACTTTTACTTCTTCTGTATCTTTTACAAAATCCAGTACGGCAGGATCTTTAGTGTGCCATTCTCCACGGATATACTCCGCAAGAACAGCACCGTATTGATCAACTACTTTATCACCATCTAGTTTCATTACATACCACCTCGGCCTTTTTTTCTGCTATCTCTACTAACTTTGGCAATTCCGCCACTTGCACCTAAGCCAGCATCATAGGTTTTTTTAACGTAAAGGCCTAACTTACTTAATGCTGATAAAATTTCATCCATTTTAGAACTTGGATTTGCATCGACTCTTTTTGCTTGCATATCAGCCATCATTTTTTTAATTCTAGTTAATCTTTTACTTGCAGCTTCACGTTCACCAATACTTATTTTCTTTATATCGGAGTCAATCTTCTTTACTTTATTTTTTACAGCAGCAGGTATTTTTAAAGGTCTATTTCTAAAAGAGGGGGTTTGTTTTTTAGAATTAGCAGGAATTAATTTTGCAACTGTAACTTTTTCTATGGCTAAAGAACCTGGTTTAGCTACAGGAGGTTCACCTGAACCTGGACGTTTTTTAGGCTTAACAGTTTTTTTAGTAGAACCTGACTTTGGTCTAGGCTTAGGTTTAGTTACCTTTTTCTTTTTACTTACCTCTTCTTTTAAATCAGTAGTATATCTTTTACCTTTCCAGGTAAAAACTTTACCTGCACCTTGTGATTTACGTGCAGCATTAAAAGCTTTCTTAAAGCTCATATCATCATATTTACCTGCCATAGTACTTAACCTTTCTTCTTAGCCATGCCACCATAAAACATTCCTGTTTTACGCATGTCATTCATTTTAGTCATTCCACCACCCATGTAGCCTGATTTTTTATGGGACATACCACCATGTTTATAGCCCATCTTTTTGGCTACCTCTGGTGCTTCTTTCTTTAAGGCTTTCATTCCTTCATTCATTAGTTTTTTCATTGCGATTCCCCCTTCGTTAGCTCTGAACTTTTTTACTTTGTCTGCAACCTTTTTAGGTTGAGCCACAAACTGCTTACCTGCCTTCGTGCCTTCTCGTTTAGCTCTGGTTGTAGCTGCATACTCACTGCTGCTAAGAGACTTAATAGCCTTATCAGGGAGATAACGTTCACCAGTCTTAGCACTAGGCTTACCACTTTTAGTTCTCCACTTTTGTTTAGTCCAAGACTTAAGACTTTTTTGTGGGCTTTTTAGACTCATTGTGAACCTTCTGTATTGCAAAGTTAGCAGACAAGCTTGCCCCTTTATGGGCAACAAACTTACCTGTATGTTTCATTAACTTATAACCACCATCAGGCTGTTTCATCCAGTGGTATCCTTTTGGTGCGTTTACTTTCACGTTTTGTAGCCTCCACCTTTTGCTTTGTATTGTTTTGCAACCATCTGCGCTTTTCTTGCCGACCATTGCCCAGGTTTGCCACCTTTGGAACCTGCCTTAACTCTTGAGACAAGATTCTTACGCATAGTCGGTTTTGTGTAGTTACCAGCAGCATTTACAGTGGATTTCTTCTTCATGTTACTACGCCTTACAGTTACAATCTGCACCGCATTTAATGTTTAATAGTGCACATGCAATTCTTTTTAAATATCTTCCTATCCATCTTATTACTCTCATAATGAAACTCCCATATTTATTTTTTTACATTGTGGTATTGCTAGATACCCTTCACTTTGAAAGTACCTAGCTACTACTAGTGCTTCTTGAGCACATGCTTCCTCTGTAAGGAATGTTGCTTCTGTCTTAGCCATGACTTCGCAAGTTAATGCAGAAGGCCCAGTACAGAGGAGCATAAACGCTATCCACATTAGAAACTAACTGTAGCCCCTACTGTTACGTCACCAAACTCTAAATCTGCGTCTGTAGATACTTCAGTATATAAATTAATATAAGTGCTAGGT